GCCGAGGCGGCGGTGGCGCGCGTGATACGCCGGGCCCAGGGGAAGCAGCCGAGCGGGCGGTGATGCTGTACGCGCAGCCAGTGCAGCGGCAAAATAGACGAGGCCAGCGCGGTGCTACCAACACCGGCCGGCCTCTGACCACTCTGCAAAGGACCTGCATCATGGCTGCTGCCATTCTGACCCACGCGCGTTTGCGCGAGCTGCTGCACTACGATCCAGACACCGGCGTGTTCTCTTGGCGCGCGAGCGGCAAGGGCCGCCCAGCCCCAGGCATTCCTGCCGGCTCAGTGCATGGCAACGGCTATCGAAGCATCAACATCGAGCACCGGTACTACTCGGCGCACCGCCTGGCGTTCTTCTACGTCACGGGCCAGCTTCCGCCGCAGGACATGCGCGTCGACCACATCAACGGGCTGCGCGACGACAACCGCTGGAGCAATATCCGGCAGGTCACCAACTCGCAGAACATGCAGAACCAGAAGCGGCCGATGCGCACGAACAGGTCCGGCCTGCTGGGCGTTAGTCCGGCGCCCAAGGGCAAGTTCAGGGCGTCGATCTTTCTGAACGGCCGCACCACCCAGCTGGGCACCTTCAGCAGGGCGGAAGATGCGCACGAGGCCTACCTGAAGGCCAAGCGGCAGATTCACCCCGCCGGCACGCTGTGACAACTCGCAAGCGCGTCGGCTTTCCCGCCTTCTTCGACTTGTGGGCGGAGGCGCGCGGCTGGGTTGTGCCTGACGTTCACTGGCGGGCGGTGGCCTGGCTGCAGAACTACGGTGGCGCGTCCGGCATCGGTGTGCTGCGCTGCTTCCGCGGCTTCGGCAAGTCGACCATCATGGCGGTCTACAACGCCTGGCGGTACTACGACAACCCGCAGTACCGGATCCTGCATCAGTCGGAATCGGACGGCACTGCGCGCAAGACCAGCCGCGACACACAAAACGTGCTGCGGCGCCACCCTCTCACGCAGGGCCTGTTTCGCGAGGGTGGCGTCGATCAGTGGTGGGTCAACGGCGCCGACGACCCTCGGAATGCCAGCATGTACGCCCGCGGCATCCTCTCCAACGTCACCAGCGCTCGGTGCGACGAGGCGCAGAACGACGACTGCGAAGTGCCCCGCAACATCCGCACGCCAGAAGCTCGCGAACTGCTGGAATACCGGCTCGGCGAGCAGACTTTCATCATGGTGCCGGGCGCGCGGCAGCTGTTCTGTGGAACGCCGCACACCCACGACTCCATCTACGACAAGATGGCCGCGCTGGGCGCCGACTGCCTGACGCTGCCGCTGTTTGAGCGCGAGCATCGGATCGAGTGCGCTGACCTGCCAGCCTACGACCTGCCGTTCGCACCCGAGTACGTGTTCGTCGGAATCGGGAAGGGCGCCAGGCTGCTGACGCAGGACGTTGACTACCGTCTGAGCGGCCGCCGGCTGGAGTTCGTCAAGGCGCCCGGGATGCTGGTGGACTGCTACGCCGGCTGCGCCTGGCCGGAGCGCTTCACGCGAGACGACCTGCAGAAGCGGCGGCGCCGCACAAAGACGGTGAACACCTTCGACAGCCAGTACCAGCTGCACAGTCGGCCGATGACGGAGATCCGTCTCGACCCCGACAAGCTTCCCATCTACGCCGCCGAGCCGGAGTTCAAGACCGCGAACAAGCACCCGCAGCTGTGGCTGGGCAAGGCCCGCATTGTCGGCGCGGCCATGCGCTGGGATCCGTCCAGCGGCAAGCTGCGCAGCGACACGTCGGCGCTGGCGCTGGTCTTCCAAGATGAGCACGGCGTGCGCTACTGGCACCGGTCCGAGGCGCTGACCGGAGAGATCGCCAGGTTCGACGAGCGCGACAGCAAGACGATCATCGGCGGCCAGGTGGCAGCCATCTGCGACCAGGTGCAGAAGTTCCGGGTGCGCCGCGTGACGGTCGAGACCAACGGTATCGGCGGCTTTGCGCCGACCGTGCTGCGCGCGGCCCTGAAGCAGCGAGGCCTGCCGTGCGGGGTCACCGAGGTGACGGCCAGCCAGCAGAAGAACAAGCGCATCCTCGAGGCGTTCGAGCCGCTGATCCTGTCGCGCATGCTGTGGGTGCACCTGTCTGTGGCCGATGGCCCGATGCCGGCCCAGATGAAGGAATGGAACCCGGCCGTGACGAACCAGCCCGACGACTACCTGGACGCTGGAGCGGGCGCCGTCACTGATCAGCCAGAGCGGTTGGACTTCACTGAGCGCGCCGGGCCGGATTCGGGGCGGATTCGCCACGCCGGCCACTCCGACGATTGGCGCCCGGGGTCTGGTGTCTTCGAGGCTGAGCTAGAGGTGTGACGCCGCCAGCCCTTCGCGCAACGCAAAGGGCAGAACATGGCGGTCGGATCTGGAGTCCCCTACAACGCATACACCGGCAACGGCGTCACAACGGTCTTTGCCTACGGCTTCACGCTGCTGAACGAGGATGACCTGCTGGTCACCGTTGACGGCACCGTGACGAGCTCCTACACCGTCAGTGGCGTGGGCGTTGCGGCGGGCGGGTCAATCACCTTCAGTTCGGCGCCAGCCAACGGTGCGGCCGTCCTGCTGCAGCGCGTGATCCAGCTGGTGCGCGACGCCGAGTACCAGACCAACGGGGACTTGCAAGCCGAGACGATTAACTTCGATTTCGACCGGCTTTGGACGGTTGTCCAAAATTTGAGGTTTGACGCTGCGCGCGGCGTCAGAGTGCCGGAAATCGTAGGAATTGAATCTTTGCCTAGTGCGGTGGACCGAGCTAACAAGTTGCTTGGCTTCGACGCAGACGGCAATCTGCTTCTGGTTGTGCCGGCTTCGCAAGACGCATCAGACCTGGCCATATCGCTGGCTGCTGAGTCGAGATCGACACGATTTGTTGCTGGCACAGCAATCCTTGTCGCCCCAGCGACCCGGGATGCGTTCGTTGTCGGGCGCAACCTGACCGGCCTAACCAATTGCCACGCATTCGCGGATCGCACCATCATGGACGGGGTGACGGACTCGGGCACCTACGGGGTGTTTGACGCCACCACCAAGCTGCGCGGCTCGCACACGCAGAACCACGTATTCGCGTACCAAGACCGAGTGGCCTACCAGGGCAGCGGCACGCTGACGGAAACGGCATCGCTGTATTCCGCTCCGGTTCATTCTGGCGCTGGTGTCATCACATCGCGTTATGGCGTCAGTGTCTATGACTGCGTGCCAAGCGGCGGCGGTTCGATCAACGCACAGATCGGCGTGTTCGTGCGCAACCTCACGGGCGCAAGTTCTAACGTGGGCCTAAACATCGCGCAGGTTGCGGGGTATGCAATCTTTGCCAATGGAGGCGCGAAATCTCGGCATATGGGGCCGTTTGGCATTGGCGACGATCCGGCGGCCGGAACGAAGTTGTACGTTGATGGTGGAACTGTCGGGTCTGAAACTGCCATCTACGTTGAGAAAACGGGGGGATGGTCCTTCTACAACCCAGGGAACGGCAAGCTCTACAACTTCGGAGAGGTTGGGTTCGGTCCGCAGCAGAACGGTTCAAGTGTTGCCTTCACTGTGTCGGGTGAGGCTACGGGCCCGCTTGCCTACGTTGACACCACGGTATCTCAAGCCTTCTTTGGCGCAACTGGCGGAGACTATCCGTTAGGGTTTGTGGCTAACGGCTCCGTTCGGCTTGAGGTCACTGCGTCGGCTTCATCTTATGCCGTGCAGCCTGGCGCAGACAACAGCCAGCCGCTAGGGGCTTCCGGCAAGCGGTGGTCCGTTGTGTATGCGGGCACCGGCACTATCAACACCAGCGATGCGCGAGAAAAAGAACAGGTGCGCGACCTGTCGGCAGCGGAGCGTGCTGTCGCTGTTCGGTGCAAGGCACTGCTTCGGGCATTCAAGTTCACTTCGTCAGTGGCAGAGAAGGGTGACGGTGCCCGCGTCCACTTTGGCGTGATGGCCCAGGATGTTGCGGCGGCATTTGCTGCCGAAGGGTTGGACGCCAGCAAATACGCGCTTTACTGCTATGACCAGTATCCAGCAACGTTCGACACAAACGGCATCCAACTGACACCAGCGGGTGATCGGTATGGCATCCGCTATGACGAACTGATGGCCTTCATGCTGGCCGCAATGTAAGGATCGCCATGACAGAAACCCTCGGAACACTGTTGTTTGGCATGGTCATCGGCGCGATTGGTGCGGCTGGCCTGCTGGTCTGGATTGATCGGCGCCGCATGGACGACGCAGTGGCGGAAGCGGCAGAAGCTGACCAGCAGGCGCAGCGCCCGATCTGGCGCCCCGGGAGAGACAAGTGATCTCGGGTGGCAGCCGCGACAAGCTGCAGGCCTCGCTGCTGCTGGCCATCACCGCGGCGGCCGCCGTGGGCTGGACCTGGGCAGACGACAAGCCCCGCGCCGGTGCTGCCCTGGCCTTCGCGCTGGCGCTGGTGACCACCGCAATGTTCAAGGCCG